GGGAGAATAGTTTGCCGAAAACAATAAGGTCTTTGTATGCCATCTCAAGAACCTTCTCATTTTGGGATACATTGCCATTAAGGTTTAAATTTGCCATTATTTATGTTTATACTTAAATTTTTCTATAAAATCATCACTAAATTCATCCCAAATAGATGGAGCTATCACTTGATGTGCCTGATGTTCAACAGTGCCAGGATATTTATATCTCAAATCTCCATAAGCTTTCATTTGCCTATAAGCTTCAAATCTTAAACTATCACGGACAGAACCTAATCTATCCCTATATTCTCCATCTTTTATTCTTGGATTATATTGGATAGCGTGAGCTAATTCTTCTATAAAATCATCAATATTTCCTGGTCTAATATTTAAAGTATCTGGTTCACCTTGAGTTCTTTTCCCTTTTTTAAAAACAGGCCATGCATCTTCAAAGGATTTTATGTAGGGCATGTTAGCTTTTTCCATATACGATTTTAAAATCATAGCTTCCTTACTATCTGAAACTATTCCTGCATCTTTTAATAAATTTTCAAATTCTGTTTGTTCATTTGATTTAAACAAATCAGTTATATAATCAATTGCATCATGTGCTTTTGGTTTCATGTAATCAATTATCATATCTTTTAAATTTGCCATTATCTTTGTTTTGGTGGTAATCCTATATTTGGAAGTCCTCCAAGTTTTCCATAACCTTTATATCTTGGGGCTTGAGTCATAGCAGCCAATATAGGGCCAAGTGCCATTGTTATTCCAAAAGAAGCTGCCCCATCCAAAGTATCAGGATTCTTTGTTGATATTTCTTTAGTCAACTCTTCCCATTTGCGCCATTCCTCAGAAAGATGTTGTCTATCTTGAGGTTTTAATGTTTGTTGACCTTTAACAGTTCCCGACTTTAAATTTCTAAGGCTCTTTGCATTTTTTGCCATAATCTTTCTTATAACATCTGCTCCTTTTCCTGCGCCACCTCCCATTGTTCCCATAACTAAACTTTCAACAATGCTTTGCATATAATTATCGAAAATCAAACGATTAATTTTATCGTCTCCTTTTGGTTCTTCAATCTCCATACCATATGGAGAACCACCTTCTAATAGTTTATCAATAAATGCCATCTTACTCCCTTAGTTCAAAATGTGGAAAATCATCAAACTTATTATCATCCACCTCAAAATTCATATTCCAATCGCCCCCCCAACGTAACTTAATGCCCATAGACCTCGCAATACCTAAAACAAACCCCGCAAATAAATGAAAGCGTTCCCTATCAGACCAATCAATGGGATAAGGAACAATATCAACAGCACGAGAAGGGTAGTGATTATGTCTACCGTTTGGGTACTTAACTTTAGTTTTTCCTTCTTCATATAACTTATTCTGCCTTTCTTCATCTCTACTTCCTTCAAGAACACTACAATCTACGTATTTAATTACCTCGTTAAAGATTTTTTGCAATTTTTCATCACAACTAGCAAGCCTCTCTTTTGATTTACTACCGAATTTAGCCAATGTATGTCCAATATCCAGCCACAAACGGATTAGGATATTCGCTATAACTTAGAGCGTAGTGAGATAGAGAGGACTGTTCGGTTTTTCCATCTATGGCTGTAAATTTATAAATTATTTTCATTAACTCTTTCCTTGTACGTAATCTTGGCCATAAATATACATAATATTATCGTCAATATCAAATTCGCTCTTGCAATACGGACATTGCCAGCCAATAATATCGTGTTTTATGGACTTCATGTCAAATAAACCAACTCTTTGGCTATATTTGCTATTATAGTAAAGCTCCTTCCCACAAACATCGCAAGGGTCTCTATGTTTAGTCTTCTTTGTCCTTGTGCGCAACGAGTTCGGCTTTTTTTCCACCTGATATTGCCTCCATTTGTTCTGGCGTAAAACCTTGAAATACTGTTAACTGCTCTTGTTTCTTCTCTGTATCAAATAATCCAGCCATTTTAGCTAAAGCCTCAAGTGAACGAAGCTTATCAGTGTCTCTATCAGACAAATCAGCAATATCCTTATACTTTGCCACAATCCATTCAGGAGATATACCCTCATCAGCAAGTATTTTCTTTATTTCATCTTTAACCATAGTCCTTACTTCCTCTTTATTTAATAAAAAAGTTGATTGTTTCTTAATATAGTCCTCATCCTTAGCTTTTGGGTATGCTTTCTTGTAAGCACTAATAATATTATCCCCCGCAGCCACATAGCTCGCGAATAAAAACGGTCTTGTATTTAATTTACGATTCTTTGCTCTATCGTATATTCTATCATAATTTCCTGAAAATGCATAAACATCCTCAGCAACCCCAAGTTCACCAAGTATCTTATGAGTCTTTTGCTGAACAATGAAAGAACCACAAATAGTTCTAATCAAAGTACGTGGTGTCTTATAGCCAGGATGATTAAGCTTGCTTTTACCAAGAACTTGGCATACATAACCATCATCAGTTAATACCCAATCATGCACATCCCCATGTCTCCAGTTACCAACAATCTGTTCATTGGGATTAAATACTTTAAACTCTGATTCATCATCATAGAGCTTATGCGGGATGCCTTTGATTTCCTTGATGTCCATGGCATAATATAAAAATAATAACAGAAATATAAAAATGTTTGCATAATCCATTAAATATCAGTATACGCGCGCACGCACTCTTATAGAGATTATTATAGAGATATAATAGAGATACAGTAATAGAGAAAAAGAAATTAAATAAAGAAAAAGATGTTACAAAGTTTCAAAAATTATATCAGAATGGGTGTGAGTGTTTCTGTATCCACCAACCCCCCCCGAAAAGTCCCCATATGGGTTGAAATTAGGTTGAAAATTGAATTAAAACTCTAAATTATAATGAGATAAAATTTTTATATATTTATAAAGATAAGGAACACAAACAAAAAAGCCCCACTAATAAGTGAGGCTTTCTATTGCTACACAATGCGCGACCTACTCACACGCATCTCTAAACGTGGTATAATTGAAGTTTATATTATCGCGCTTTAACTCGTTTGATATGTCATCTATTAAACTATCTTTGTGTACTATCTCATCACCATACGCATCTAATGTAGTACTATCCTTAATACATTTCGCTATCATTTTATAATACTTTCTACTTAGCATAATTAAACACTCCTTTCATCACTTAAGGTGATATGTTTATTGATTAACTCTTTTAAGTCATTCTTATTGATAAAATTCCCATAATTACACGCATTATATACGTCTTCAACAAGTTTATTAATATTAATACTATTATCATCTACAACAATATTATTATTTACTTTATTATTAATAACATCAATATATAAATTTAATGTATCAATTTTTGCATCTTGTTTTTTTATTTTGTTTTCTAAATTATTAAGAACATCAACAACGTCATCAACATTTTCAATAACTTTATTTACATACATGATTAAACCTCCTCAATTGGTGTAACTATTAATTTAACATTTTGCTCATTTTCAACGATTTTTACATCATGCGTCAACTTGTTTATTCTTCTTAAATATTCTTTCACTATTATAGCGTTTACGCGTCCATATTGCGATTTACTGATTGTTATATTCTTATTGTATTTATTAAACATGATTTTTTTTCACCTCTTTTTTGTTTTATTTGTTTTGTACTATATATTAGGCAATATATTTATATATACCAATATATTTATATTATTTATTACTTTCAATATATATTTATATGTATTATTATATATAGTGCTTCGGCACGGCTTTTTGAAATAAATCATAAATAATGAAAGGAATTTCTTATGTCAAAAGAAAAAACAGTAACTCAAAACAACGGAACAAGACAACATTTGACGCAAGAAGACCTTGCTAAAAAAATGGGACTTGGAATGCCAACAAATAAAGTGGTTGCAAGTAAAGTGCTTACAATGAAACAAGTTATTCAAACGCGTGTAAATGAAGTAATACACGAAACGCTTTGTAAAGAATTTCAAGAGTTTTATTATGAAATTGGCGAAACAATAGTTCAACACAAAGGCAAGGACAACGGAAAGAAAATCAGTGGCTATCAATTAGTACTACCAAAAGAAGATTGCGAGTTTAACGGCAATACTGAAAATGGTTTTGCAATAGGTAACCCAACTTTATATATTCAAGGAATAAAAGTGCAAGATAGCTTGTATGTTGTTAAGAACGGTAAAACAATATTCTACGATGATGTAAAGTAATTTATAAAGTAAGTGTTTTATAAAAAGCAATAGACCTCAATCAATTAATTTTGATTGGGGTTTTTTGTTTTATAGCAATAATTAAATGCG